AGAAAGTGTCAGACGTCCAAGACCTGGACGCTAAGCCCACGCTCACTGCCTTCATGGCCCCGATAATCCACGGGGCCTTCGCGCCTTCCGACACGCTAGCGAACGAGCAGTGGTGCATCAAGACACGGGTCACTGACCTGAAGTCCGCACCACTCAAGCTCACTGCGTATATCGACGAGTGCATGAGGGAGTTTGCGGAGATGCTCGTACCGGACGCGCACAGCCTAGATCCCTGCGATCTGAGTCGCGTGTACGACCAGCAGAGCAGACCCACGCAGCGCCGCATCCTCGAGGCTTCCGAACTCGAGACACCGCGCCGCAAGTTCAAGTGCTTTAGCAAGCGCGAGGCCAACGCTAACTGCAAGGACCCTCGGAACATCAGCACCATTAACGGACCCGACAAACGTGACTTCTCACAGTTCGTGTACCCGTTCAGCGACCTCTTGAAGCAAGCCCCGTGGTACGCATTCGGCAAGACTCCCATCGAAATCTCACAGAGAGTGGTTGACGTCCTCGCCGATGCGCAGACCGCGGTTAACACAGACTTCAGTCGCTTTGACGGACGCATCTCGAACCTGTTGAGACACCTAGAGACCATTGTCTTCACTCGGGCCTTCAAGCAGTGCTACATCCCTGACCTTCTGGACCTCCTACGCTCACAGCAGAACTTGACCGGCACGGGCCGCCACGGTACATCATACCTCAGTGGCACTTCGCGCGCATCTGGGTCTCCCGAGACATCTCCAAGCAACACCTTCGACAACGCATTTGTCGGCTACCTCGCGCTGCGTTCCGAGCCCTACGCCGGACGCCAGCGCACGCCCCGCGAGGCGTGGGATGCCCTCGGCATCTACGGTGGCGACGACGGCATGACACCAACCGTGTCGACGAAGGCATACGAACGTGCAGCATCCCAGCTTGGCCTGAAGCTGGAGTGCGACCAGGTCAAACGAGGAGATCTCGGTATCACTTTCCTGGCCCGCATCTACGGACCAGACGTGTGGTACGGAGACACTTCGTCCTGCTGCGACATTCCGCGGCAGTTGTCGAAGTTCCACACCACTGTGAACCTCCCGTCTGGCATTACGCCACTCATGAAGCTCCAGGAGAAGGCCCGCTCCTTCTACCTGACGGACAAGAACACGCCAGTCATCGGGGACCTTGCGACGAGAGTCGTCGAGCTCTTCGGTGTGGCCGCCTATGACGATCGTCTTCGTCAAATGGCGCGCTGGGGCACCGACGGACCGTCATCCGTTCAGTACCCCAATGACAAGCAACCCTGGATGGCAACCTATTGCCACGACGCTCTATCCAAATTTGAGTTCGACCACGACCTCTTCTTGTCGTGGGTCCAGACCGCCACAGCGGAAACCATCCTCACACCGCCCCTCTGCGCTCAGCCCGTCGAGGCGGCCGCCAAGGTGGACGTCAACGTCGACGGATCCATCACGACGGCGTCCGGTGCCGTGAAGGCAAAGAAGTCCCGGCGCAGGCAGCCAAAGCCTGTCGCCGCTAAGAAGAAGAAGGCCACGCGAGTTCAGCGTGGCCCGAAGCCCAGCCCCTGAGCTGGGACCACGGGGAAGAGCGGGCCTGTAACTTGGACAGGCCTGTCATATTTAAGCACTTATTTGCTCCTACCCTTATAAATTGACAAAATGGTTAACCGCACTCGCAAGCCGCGCGTGGTTTCTGCTCCTGTAGCTAGGGCCAAAGCCCCAGGCCGCACGAGCAAATACCCCGCCGTGCCATTCACCGGGACGGAACGCCTCGCTTCGATCGCGCCGACAGCCGCCGACGGTACCAATTTCATTCGCTCCTTTGCATGGAACCCTGGTCTCGCTTCGACGTTCTCTACCGGCCACCATCAAGCTCGGAACTACGACAAGTATTCGATGCTTTCTGGTAACGTCATCAGGTACACGCCCGCATGCTCGACTCTCACAAGTGGCAGCGTGTACATCCTGATCGACTATGATCCGAACGACCCCGCCCCCGCGACCGAGATTGAGTTTGCTGACAACGAACTCACGAGAACGTGCGCTATGTACTCTTCTATGTCCGCGCCAATCGACTTGGGACAGCTGGACAATTGCAAGATGCTAGTCAGAACGGGACCAAGCGCGACCGACAAGCTCCTGACGGACCCCTGCACCATCCACATTGGCGCATTCGGGTACGGGAGTGAGGCCGCCGCTGAAGGGCTGGTGCTTGGACACCTACACATCGACTACAGGGCAAAACTACATGTGCGGCAACCGGTCCCTTCCGGACTCGTTCAGCCGCGCAACGTCCTGGCCCTCACCTACCCAACTGCAGATGTCCCCG